GAAGCAGCACCACTTGACGGTGGTATGGGTGATACGGAAGAAATTGATATTACAGATTTAGTTAATATGACTAAAAATATCAAAAACGATTTAGATAACAACAAACAAGATAACAGTAATGTTATTGGTAAAATGGATGACGTATTCACTAAATTAAACGATTTAGAAAGTAAGTTATCACAAATGGATGCTGTTATGGCTAAGATTGATGAGTTAGGCGCTAAAGTTGAGGCTTCAAAACCTAAAACAGAAGTTGAAAAATTAGAAATGCGTTCTTTGGATTCATATCCATTTAATGAAAAACCACAAGAATTCTTTGCACACAAACAAGGTGAAATGAGAGCAAGTGGTAAGAATGAATATATTTTAACGAAAGATGAGGTTACAAATTACCCATCTGATACCATAAAACAATCATTTAACCCTGAAGAGGAGGCTAAGAATGAATATAGGTTCTAAGGTAAAGTTTCTTTTAGAAGCACAAGTACAATTTAAAATAATGCATTGGCAAACCAAGGGTTATGCGAGACATAACGCTTTTGGTATGATATACGATACGTTATCTGATTTAATCGACACATTTGTTGAAGAGGCGATGGGTAAGTATGGTAGATTCGTATTGGAAGAAGGTGACAAAACCATACAATTACAAAATCTTTCTGAAATTAATGGTAAGGCGATGATTAATACGATTGCACAATCTTTAGTACAATTTACGGATGAATTTGATGCTACTGATACGAACTTATTAAATGTTCGTGACGAAATGTTAGGTAGTGTCTATAAATTATCATATCTTTTAACATTAGAATAATAAGAAATATAAAATAAATACAATATGCAATCAGGTTCAGCAGCAAGAATAGCATCAAATACCGCAACGGGTTCATTAACTTATATTGATGGGTTAATAACATCAGCATCAGCACAAGGGTTATATCAAATTACTGTAGACCCTAGATATATTAATGAGGCTATGATTACAATATTAGGTAATTACGGATATCGAGTAAGTACCAAAAACGATTTTATGGGTACCAATAACGATTACGTCATTCGTTGGTAATATTTTACACTTTTTTAAAAAATTATTAAACCGGATTTCTTAATTCGGTTTTTTTTATGTACATTTTAATATAAACATTTTATAACTTAAATTTCTTATTATGTCAACATTTGATGCAGTACTAGCACAGTACGAGAAGAACAAGAACGCCACAAGTGGCAATTCGAACAAGATGTCCTCAGAGGACCGTATGAAACGTTATTTTACAACCGTATTACCTAAGGGTTCTAAAGGTGAAGAAAGACGTATCCGTATTCTACCTACAAAAGATGGTAGTTCTCCATTCGTAGAAGTTAAATTTCACGAAGTACAGGTAGACGGAAAATGGGTAAAATTATATGACCCAGCACAAGAAGGTAAACGTTCACCATTGAACGAGGTTTACGAAGGATTAATGATGACTGGTGTAGATTCTGACAAGGAATTAGCACGTAACTATCGTTCTCGTAAGTTTTACATTGTAAAAGTAATTGATCGTGACCACGAACAAGATGGTCCTAAATTTTGGAGATTTAAACATAATCACAAAGGTGATGGTGTTATTGATAAAATCTTCCCAATCTTCCGTAACAAAGGTGATGTTACAAGTCCTGAAAGTGGACGTGACTTAATCTTATCTTTAACCTTAACAAAGGCAGGAACAGGTAAAGAATACACAGTCATTAATTCTGTATTAAATGACGATTCAAGTGCATTACATTCTGATAGTGACGTTGCAAAAACGTGGTTAGATGATGAGACAACTTGGTCTGATGTTTATTCTAAGAAAGGTGAAGACTACTTAGAAATGGTTGCAAAAGGGGAAACTCCACGTTGGGATACCAATAGTAACAAATGGGTTTCAAATTCAACAGCAGAAGAAACTATTTCATCACCAAAGTCGTCAACACCTACGGTAGACCCACAGGCGGAAGACGAGGCAGATGAAGAACTTCCTTTTTAATTAACTCACAGGGGGACTTGAGATAACATCAAGAGTCCCACTTTTTAAACAAAAATTATGGCAGGTATTAAAAAAACAGATTTCTCGGCAATTAAGAAGAAATTCTCAAAAGAGGCCGAATATAAAGCTGACCGTTTCTTCGATTTAGGTGATGCCTTCTTGGATGCAACAGGTCTTCCAGGTCCTGCAATGGGACACATCAATATGTTATTAGGACATAGCGATACGGGTAAAACAACTGCACTTGTAAAGTCAGCAGTAGATGCACAAAAGAAAGGAATTGTTCCTGTGTTTGTAATTACCGAACAAAAATGGAGTTGGGAACACGCAGAGTTAATGGGATTTGATAAGAACGGAGATTACCTTTTCAATAGTGATTTTGAGTATATCGAACAAATTACTGAGTACATCAATGAATTATTAGATGCTCAAGAAAAGGGAGACTTACCTCACGATTTATTAATCCTTTGGGATTCGGTAGGTTCAGTTCCTTGTAAAATGACTTACGATGGTAAAGGTGGTAAACAACACAATGCATCAGTATTAGCTGACAAAATTGGAATGGGTATCAACCAACGTATCTCAGGGTCAAGAAGGACAGATAAACCTTATACAAATACATTAATCATTGTTAATCAACCTTGGGTAGAATTACCTGACAATCCTTTTGGACAACCAAAGATTAAAGCAAAAGGTGGTGAAGCAATTTGGTTAAACTCAAGTATCGTATTCTTATTTGGTAATCAAAAAGGAGCGGGGACAACAAAAATCTCTATTACAAAAGATAAGAGAAAAGTTAAAATAGCAACAAGAACTAAAATCTCCATAATGAAAAATCATATTAATGGTTCAGGTTATGAAGACGGACGTATCTTAGTTACAGCCCACGGGTTTATGTCAGCAAAAGAAGATTCAGAAGAGAAAAAATCAATTGAGGATTATAAAAAAGAACAGGGTGATTATATTGGTAAGATGTTGGGTGTTAATGTTACAGACATCACAGATGTGCAAGTTGTAACAGAAGAGAGTGAATTATAAAATAATTTAATGTCCGTTTTACTTGTTGATGGTGACAATTTACTTACGATTGGTTTCTATGGTGTCAAGAATATGTTCTATAGAGGCCAACATATTGGAGGAATCTATCATTTTCTTAATACTCTTAGGAAATCATTTGAATTATACCAATTAGATAAAATTGTTGTCTTTTGGGATGGACTTGAAGGTTCACAAACCAGAAAAAAAATCTATATCCATTACAAGGAAAATAGAAAACAAAGAATTAGAACTGAAGAAGAACTTAATTCTTACAATTACCAAAGAGATAGACTTAAACAATATCTTGAGGAATTATTTGTAAGACAGGGAGAATATGAGTATTGTGAGACCGATGATAATATCGCTTACTATACTCAAAACTCACCAAACGAAAGAAAAATAGTTTATTCGTCGGACGGTGATTTAACACAACTTGTTTCAGACACTACTCAAATTTTTAATCCGTCACATCAAAAATTATATAAACAAAACGATACGATTGTATACAACCACGAAGAAATTCTAATTGAAAATGTTCGATTAGTTAAGATGATGTGTGGTGATTCTTCCGATAACATTGCAGGTATATGGGGAATGGGTGTTAAGAGATTTTTATCTTTATTCCCTGAATTAAGAACTCAACAACTAACAATTGAACAAGTTAAAGACAAATGTAATGTTCTATTTGAACAAGATAAGCATAATAAATTAATTGCAAATTTACTTACAGGTGTTACAAAACACGGTGTATTTGGTGAAGAATTCTTTGACGTAAACAATCGTATCGTAAGTTTAGATAATCCTTTTCTAACGGACGAAGCAAAAGAGGATATTGAGTTATTAATTAATGAAAATTTAGACCCCGAAGGTAGGTCATATAAAAATACTATGAGAATGATGATGGAAGATGGAATCTTTACGGCATTACCGAAATCCGATGACCGATGGACAATGTTTTTAAATCCATTCCTTAGATTAACAAGAAAAGAAAAAAATAAAACAAAAACAATCAAAATTAGAACAAATGAGTAATTACCAAAACCAAGAAAACATAACAAAGTTTGAGTTTCTATTATCATTAGAGGGTCACATTGTATGTCAGAGATTTTTTAACGTGAGAGACCACGTTCCACAAGCGCGTCGCTCTATGGACCTACACTATTATTTAAAAAATATTTGTGAGGATCTTAGTGAAGATTTGAAAATAAAAAGTTCCAATTATCTGTGTGAAAATCAAAACTATATTCTATCTTCGGAGAATGTGGAAGATGAAGATGACAAGTTAAAAGAACATTTTTTATTGGAAATTAAGCTCGGCGACGACGTATTTATTCAAAGGATATTCCCCGCATATTACTACCATCCAAAGGTTAGATATACGGTTGATATACGCCCAAAGTTGAAGAGAATTTTGTCAGACCTAACCGACATTTTGTCTTCAGAAGAGTTAGAGACAACATATCTAAACTACGAATTATAATTTAATCATATATAAAAAATAAAAATGGAAGAAAGGAATTTTGGGTATTTGGGGTTTTCGTTTCAACAATCTCTTATTAAGGCAATCGTTGAAGACAAGAAGTATGGTGAAACCATCATAGACGTATTAGAAAGTAAATTTTTCGATAATAATTCATTTAAGTTTATTATGGAAAATATCAAAGAACTTTATAAAAATTATAGTAAAATCCCTGATTACAATACTCTAGCACAAAAGATTATGGCTGAGGGAGGTAATAAAGATTCTTCCAAAGTTCACGTAGATACATTAGAGGCAATTAAAGAAAATGAATCACAAACTGAGTATGTAAAAGACACTGCACTTAATTTCTGTAAACAACAGAATTTAAAAAGAGAGTTAAAGAATGTAAACAGTATTATTGAGAGTGGTGAGTTTGAGGCTTATAATAAAATTGAAGAGATAATCCAAAGAGCCTTACAAGTTGGTATAACAAATGATGAGGAGACTGACGTGTTTCACGATATTGAAGGAGCATTGGAGAAAGATTTTAGATTACCAATTGCAACAGGTATTGTTGGTGTGGATGAGGTATTAAAGGGTGGTTTAGGTGTTGGTGAATTAGGTATTGTATTGGCACCAACCGGTACGGGTAAAACCACATTATTAACTAAGTTTGCAAATACAGCATATAACTTAGGTTATAACGTTGTTCAAATCTTCTTTGAGGATAATCCGGGTAACATTAAAAGAAAACACTTTACAATTTGGACAGATATCGCACCTGATGACCAACCTGAAAACAAAGAAGAAGTTACTAAGAAAGTAATGGAGGCTCAGGAAAGATCAAAAGGAAGTATTAAGTTATTAAAATTGGCGAGTGATAATGTAACCGTTTCTGAGATTAAAAATAAATTAAGAAAAATGAACTCGGAAAATGATTATCAAATTGATTTACTAATATTAGATTATGTAGATTGTATTTCATCCGATAGATCAACAAATGGTGAAGAATGGAAAGGTGAGGGTTCGGTAATGAGAAGTTTAGAATCAATGACGGGTGAATTTAATATGGCAATTTGGACAGCAACACAAGGTAATCGTGAATCAATTTCATCCGAAGTTGTTAATAGTGACCAAATGGGTGGTTCAATCAAGAAGGCTCAAATTGCTCACGTTATTTTATCAATTGGTAAGACTTTAGAACAAAAAGAACATAACTTAGCAACTTTAACATTACTTAAATCACGTATTGGTAGAGATGGTATTATTTGGCAGAATTGTAAATTTGACAATAGACTTTTAATTATTGATACAGAATCACAAAATACATTATTAGGTCACGAAGAACAAAAAACACAAAACAATGCTAATAGAGCGGCCGAAGCATTTAGAAAAAGACAAGAATTAGCAA